CGCAATATTGAGAGCCTTGAGGGCACTGGTCTTAGCCTGCTGGGCTGTCCACTTCTTTTTGTTCATCATGACCTGTAAAGCGCCTAGGGCATAGTGGGCACCAGACCCGATGGCATAGATACCGCTGGCTTCAGACGACCATGCGTAGTCGCCATCCACCATGTAGATAACACCATTGACTACAACAAGGATGCTGGATCCCTGCTCGGCAATGTGTTCTTTATTTTCGTTGAGATCAGGGATTGAATAACCTTGAGCATCAAAACATTCACGCAATGCAGGAATGAACTTGGCAGTAAAGAACTGATCTAGTTTCTTACCTTTCAAGTTTGGTGGAACCGCTGGGGGCTGGAAGACATGGTGCAAGATATTGATTGCACGCACGTCTCCAGCCGCACCTAACAAGTATTTGCCGTTAACAGCAACTTTGCTGGAGCCTTCACGGAGCGTTCCAGTTTGAGCAAGACCGTCGGAAAACACGGTGGAGATACGTGAGTCAACACACACCACGGCAAAGCCGTCACCTTGGATGCCAACAATCGTTGTCATTATCCCGCCTGATATTCCTTACCTTGGTACATTCCCCATCCGTTGTAGATAGGAATGACATCGTAAGAGAAGCGATGTTGTCCGTCGTCTTCGTAACGAACAATGCCCAATCCTTGTTGCCAATTTTCATGGCGAGTCAACGGGCGTCCGTCAAGATCTACACCGCCCTTGGTGGATGGAATAGCACCATCAATGCGAGCAAGACAACCAGGAGAAGCGGCCATGATGGTGCGTGGACCATCAAAGTCTTCACGTGTTTTGAAAGCCGTTTCAATGCGATGTATATGTCCGTAGATAACGCTCGTCTTTTCGTTGTTGAGATAAATATGTGCTGTTGATCCTGATGACTTCACACGATCGCCGTGGATGATGCGAAGTTTCTCATTGACCCAATAGTCAGATGCTGGGTAACCTGGTTTGTAAATTACATTGAAGTCATCCATACGACAAAGGTATGGAACACTCAAAACAGGCCATGATTCTGGGGTGTTTCCTTTACGCAAACCATAAGCGGCTGATGCGTTCACCAAAATGTATTTAGGCATACGCTCTTCGTGGTTGCCAGCAAGCCAAACGATTTCTGCATCAGGAGCCGCCGCACGCATCTGTGCGCAGAACACTGTTGCACGATCAATTGATGCTTGTGTGGTTTGTGCGTATGCAGGATACGTCAAGTACTTACCCATCTCAGGGAAGTCAAGGTTGTCACCAACACAGATAACTGTGTCAGGATTCATCTCTTCAATGATCTTTAGTGCAACATCAAGTGCCTTCTCATCATGAGTTGGTTCTAGTGTGCCATCACGACCACGGTAGTAACCAATCTGAATGTCAGGAACAACAACACATGTTTTGAATGTTGTTGGCTTCTTTACTTTTGCTTTTGGAGTTGGCATCTTAATTGCAGGACCTTGTGTAACCACAGGCCACTCTGGACCAGTTTCCCACTTAGGAGAAAACTGAATTGCGGCGAGGTCATGAATATGCGCTTCACCGTCTGAGTCTTTTGACATTGCTTGATACAACTTGACACGCTTAATATCACCAATCTCGTTGATATCAATGTTCTTGCTTTCAAGCATTTCAACTAACTTGCCAAGCAACTTAGTCTTATCTTGTGGTGCTGTTGTTAATGCTTTGGTTAATTCACTCATTGTGCGTCTCCTTGGTAACAGCAACACTCTTTATTGACGTGACGCTGGATCGTACTTATACTCACGTTGTAACCATGTTGGCGCATAACTTTTGTAAGCCATGATGCGCTGTACGTTTTGCTTTTACCTAAACCATTGTCTTCACGAATGAGATCAATGGCACGACTGATTGCTTCTTGTTCTTCAGAAGACATCTTGTCTGTTGTTCTGCTGAACTTGCATGCTTCTGCCGAAAGGTTAGTTCGGGGAGAAAGTAGGGCGTCCAGCAGAGTTGTTTTCTGCTCTTGTTGTTTCACAAATACCTAACCTTTTTCAATTCAGAATTACGGTCAGGAATATCCTATCACCCAATTCATGGGTGTGTCATGTATCACTTCTTATTGTCTAGATGCCAATCAATGTGGTTTTCAAGACGGTCGGACACAGCCTGGACTTTGTCGCCCACGTTCTCAACAGTACGCCTTACAGTTTTTAAATGAAGCATGACCATCCCGTGGTCATTGCGGTTCTCTTTACGGAGTTCTTTTAATTGCTTAATTCCTGCGCCAATGGCTCCAGCAAGGGTGGTGATAAGAGTGGCGATAATAAGCGCCCATGCGTCGGTCATTCTGAACCTCTTGCTGACTGCCATGTTGTGGACTGCCCCACATTAGGCGTGTACTTATGTGCGTTTTCTCGCTTCCATTTTTCGGCAACATCAGGACCATGTATATGGTGTACTCGTGAAGCATCACGTTTAAATGCATCAGCCATGGCTACTTGAGCAGAATGGACTGAAAGGTCGTAACCCCCAGCGTTGCCTAAGAAAGTATCGGCAAATTTCTTCCCACCCTGTTTAATACCTGCCACACTTGCGTCATGTGTATCTGAAGTCCATGCCTTACTCTGTTGACCCGCTACCCATGGGCTGTAGCCATATTCTGGATGGTGTGCCGAGGTCAAACCTAAGTCAAAGTTAGGAACCTTTTGCGAAGGTACTAGTTCATTCTTAGGAGGTGCTATTCTTCCTGTTGGTGGGCTTGCAATACCTCGCTGTGTTTGCACAGCCTTCATAAGGTTTTCTGGTAATGCCGAACCAGCCCATTGAGTACCTGCCATGGCTACAGAATGCGCAATGGCTTGTGATGGCGAGGCAGTGTCTCGTGCTTGAGACATCGCTTTAGCGGCTACTTCAACGTTTGGGTATCTTGTTTCTCCACCCTTTGTTTCGTTCCACTTACTTCGTGGACTAACTAATGCGGTACCTCTGCGCAACATAGGTATATCTAAACCATGTTTTTCGGCAGTTTCTCTGATTATCTTAGGGCTATTACCTTCATTGTATTGAGGAACACCATCAACAACACCAGTGCGTTCACCTAAATACCAGGTAGATCCTTCAGAACCTGCTTCAAAATGTTTAGTTCTATGTTGAACCATTTCGTCAAAAGTAGTTGACGTTGTCCCTTTTGGTGAAAAATCCAAACCAGGTGCTTGACGAACTTCTTCCAATCGTTTACCGACCGTGGTGGCTACCTCAGGTTTAGAAGCAGGTTTCTTTCTACTGGCTTGATATGTATTGAGCACCCCTTCCCGAGTTGATTCTGGAACAGGAGGCACGCCCCATGCTTGGCTAACAATGGCTTCAGGAGCCGATGTATCAGTGCCTGCTTGCTTTTGCTTTAATATTTGAGTTAAAGGTACTCGGGCGGCGTCATCAGCGGCATCAGGCTCTGAGTAATTAGTAGTGAACGTTTTACTTCTGGTACCCATGTCCACAGGCATATCCATGGTCTCTCGGTCTTTACCAAAAGCGTACGCACGGATTTCTGAGTGTTGTTTTTGAGCATCAGTAATGCGGTTTGAAACAACATCAAATTCTTTGTTTTCTTTATTTTGTTTGATTACTTGACTTCTTGTAGGTTTAGCCTTCTTTTTAGCCGCCATCAGATGCCGTCCTCATTCTCAGGGTTAGCCTTGACATACGCCGAAATACCAGACTGACGGCGACGCATAGGGTCTTGTGGGCGGTGATTCATACGAACACCTGTGGACATTCTATTTAAATTAGATCGCATAGGTTTAAATAGATCCAGCGCATCTTGGTAACCAACACCAAGTCCCGACATGTTGCGCTTCATGTCAATGCCACCTTTAGGACCAGGTGTAGGGCCTACGTAAGGGTTACGGTCGTTTGTACCGTAGTCAGGACGACGGTACTGCTGGTGTGATTCGTGGAAATGCTGTCTACGGGACCTCATTGCTCCCGTAAAGAATCCAGCCCCAGCGTAAACTTGACCAATCGCTATCCCCGACTGGGTATTAGTAAGGGGAGTCGTTGGACTCCCCTCACCATTAACAGCGCTGTCAGTTGTGCTGGCGCCTGCGTCGGCGCCGCCTTCCATAACTAGTCGTTAACGACTGTTGGGTTCATGCGGTTCATACGACCGCCGCTGTTGTACTCGTACTCAAATGATGGCATGCCATCGCCTGCCATTGAACCTTGAACGAACTCTGAGAGCACCTGTGGTGCCTCAATCCATGAAGCCGAACCTACGTGAGCACGCTCACTCATGGTCTCTTCTGGATACTTGTAGAACATTTCAGGGTTGTTGTGGTTCTGACGACCAGGAGCCGAAGTTGTGTCCATGTATGCGCCCTTAGCGAAGTCGTTTGGAACGTCAGTGTCAGTTGCGACACCTTCTTCAAAACGCAACGGTCCTCGGTTGCCTGGAATGCTTGGCGCCATGGAACGCTCAAAAACGTTCGGTGAGCGCTCTGGAAATTGTGGTGCTGGTGCTACGTTCACGTAAGCCTCCGTAATAGGGGTTTTTAACTTGTAACTAGATTACCATCAATTAAAGAATGGGTTTTCTGCTACTTGTATTTGAGGCAGGGTGTCGTGCATAGACATAAAGCAGGCAATAGCCAGAGAGTCTGGATAGTCGTCAAAAGCGCCCTTTTCATCAGGGGCTTCAGCCAGCATGTATGGACCACGATAAGTCTTCTCTAAGTCACTCATCTGCTGATTAAAACGCTTCCATACACGGTTACGGCGAGCCTTGGAATGCCCTGGAATTATTAATTGATCTCTCTGAATCAGTTCTGTTAGGTGTACCCAACGTTCGTGCTGGGCTTTGGAGTCAGAAGAGATAGCCACAACTTCAATATCAGGAAGCAAGATCTGCATACGCTCGGCTACCGCACCACCAACACCCTGAGAGTCAATCCCAATACGTAGGGGGTCATAGTTGCGTAGGAAGTCAATGATCTGGAAGTACTGGGATTCCCATTCTTCGTTGTTAATCTCCAGCCAGTTGAGGACACGGTGCTCATGAAACCCAAACGGATCTGGATGGTCCCAGTCCACCCAGCAGACGGTCACTACCGTGGAGTCATTAGATCGGGCGACGTCAATACCAACCACCACAGGGGTACGCCACCACTGTTTGATCAGCGCCATAGAAGGATCGTATAGGCGCTCTAGGCGTTCGTCTGTAACAAACATACCTCGGTCAAGTACCCACTTGTTGCAGTACGACATTTGAAATTCGTCTGAGTCTTCACCGATGCGCAACTTCTCTTTAGCAATAAACTTTGCGTAGTTAGAGTTGTACTTAGAAGCAACCTTCCAGTCATACTCAAAGTGGCATGGGCGTGTCCTCTTACCGTTGACCATACGTCGTTTGTTGTACTGGATCATTTTGTAGAAATAAGACTTGTTACGGGTAGCCGTTCCTGTCAGGCAAATGCTTCCGTTATTAAACGCCAACATAGGCTTGATTGATTTGGCAATCATGTACTCGTCGGCTTCCTGAGCCTCGTCAATCATAACGAAGTGGTAGGTTTTTGATTCAATCTTTGCCTTTGGGTTACAGGTTTGCATACGGCAAAGTGATCCTGAGTGCTTCAAGGTAATGATGCGACCCTTACCACGAGCACCACCTGAGGTGGCTTTGTCACCAATCTCAGGATCCAACAAGAACTCCATAGCGTGGTCGCTAGTTAGTTTGCTAACGATACGGCTAAATACTGTGTCTGCTTGGTCTTCAACAGGAGCAAATACCCCACACCAAAAACCCTTTTCAAACTTCTCAAGCCATGTCGGATAGACCTTAGCCAACTTAGGCAAGATCACCATAAGTGACGCCATGACGTTAGAGAGCACTTCAGATTTACCTGACTGGCGTGTAGCCACCACCGTCATTTCTTCACCGTCACCAAGAATGACGGATTCAATTAAGCGATAGGCAATAGGGATCTGGTACGGAAACAACTCCACGTCACAGAACTCTTCGGTAAACACAATTATGCGTTTAACCAATTCGTCCACAAACTCGGCTGAGGTTTCGTCCAGTTCTTCGGCTACGTCCTCCGCTAAGAGGTTTTCGTCTAATTCGTCGTCTGTAAGCACAGTTCTATAGTAGTTGAATTAGTAGTCGCTGTTATCAAACTTCATCTGGAGTTGCGATTCGTCATTGTAGATAGGGCGACGTGGACGCAATTCTGAAATCAAAGCGGCTGAATCCTCAATAATCATGATGAGGGTTTTAATGTCAATAAAAGTTGCTTCAGGATCTTCAGCCGACTGCTGGAACACTTTTGGTGAATATGACTCGGTGACCAAGAAAAGGTCATGAACGGCGTTGATAAGGCGACGCTTGTCGCTGGCTTCAATGTTTGTTAGTACAGGTTTTGTTGATGTGTTTGACATAGGTTTTGATAGTACCATCGTTATTTCTTAGCGTCAACCCTGTTTTGTAATTCTTGCCATAAATCATTAATGGCTTCAATAGCGTCACTGACTTCAGAGGCAGGACCATCGTGGTAACGCCAACGATCAAAAGATGCACCCAACATCATGACGCTGGTGTCAAACCATTGCAACAATGATGCTCGGTCTAAGTTCTGTAAACGCTTAGGTACTTCTCTCTTAGCAGGTTCTTCCTTTTTAAAAAAGCCCATCACCATAATCCAATCTCTTGTGCAGGTACGTCCATCTCACGACCACCTATTGCTTGTAAAATACCATCTACTTCATTAGTTATTTTGGCACGTTTACATAAACCAAATTGAAGTGTGTGCGTACGTGTTCGTAGTTGTACACCCTTGCCATGCCTCCATGGGATCCCTGTTTCTTTCATAATCCCCATACACACTAAAGGTGTATTGCGATTAGCAAAGTCTCTAATAATCCAATAAAAAGGTCCAATACCATGGACTGTATTCATTTTGTGCTCTTATCCTTTAAAGAAGATATCTTCACCACCTGTGACGGGGCTGTAGTTAAAGTTGTTTAGTACAGCATTAATATAACGCCCTTTTGATTGAGTATTTGCAAATGCTTGAAATACGTTTTCAGGGACATTCATGTATTTGTACCTAGCGCCTGCACTTCCTTCTTTCTTAGGCCAGAACTCTACAAACAAAGTTCCTATAAATCCAACAGCCCCAGGAATACCATCCATGGCTACAAACCTAAAAGACTTAACACGACTACTTTGACTAGGACCATGTGAGTAAGTGGTGTTAGGGTCCCACTTAATGAACTCTTGTTCAGTGCTCTTAAATCTCTCGTCATTTGCTTTTTGACGTGAACGTTCTTCGTCAATGGCGTATTGACCAGTGTAATAGTTTAAACCTTCAGCAAAACGTGCTCTTGCTGATTTGCTTAATCCTGATTTAGGTCGTGGTGCCATACGGCTCTATATTACGCTTGTGGCGGAAGCGTTGCCTCGTAGTCAAGGACTGCCTGTGGCATTGCCTTGCCTTCGGTGAAACGGATGTGCCAACTCTCAGCCCCTGGCATGTCCACTACTTCGTGGCTGAAGCCAAACTTCTGTTCGTTAGCCAAGAGCCAGTCCATGATCTTCTTATTGCCCGTGTTAGCAATGTCAATGGCAATACCGAGCATGTGGCGTGAGCAGGTCTTAGCGTCATCGTTAGGAGCCGCTAGAGGAGCGTTGCCCTTTTTCAGGTACCACTTCACACCATTCCAAGTGCGGGTTGAGGCGCCTGGAATTAATTCCTTCTGGTATCTGGTCAAAAATCCTTTGGTCTGGGTCTCAATACTGCGGAATGTGTCCCCTGCGGAAGTCGGAGCCAACTTGACACCGTCTGCGGCGGCGGCGGCTTTCATGGCTTCAAAAGCACGAGCGGCGCAATGGTGCATCTGACCACCCACCGACAACTTGCGAAGCATCGCAGGCTTGATGTCTGAAGGCTTCTTGCCTTCAAGGTGTTCACAGAATTTGATAGGTACTACGGGCCAAGGCATCTTTGTCATGGCACCATTTTACCCTATCTACGACTGGTGCTCCTGAGCCTTAATGGCTTGGAAAGGACCCCAGTGGTGGTTTAAAAAGACCATAAATGCAGACATGGCATTAACGTACCCGTAGAGGGTGGTAGGGGGATACTGAATATTGTCTGAGAAGGCTTCAATAATCTCATCGGTGGTCTCAGTTAGTGATTCAATAATGTGTTTTTTTAGGGCATCCGCAAAGTCTGAGTTATCCTCATCGGACATGATGTCTATCAGAGCAGGGGCATCTTGAAGGGTTACGTAGGAATCCTTGTATTGAATAACAGGACCCAATGAGGTCTTAATGATCTTGTATGACATTTGTCACCACTTTCCTAAAGGGCAAGTCTGCGCTTTAATTAACGTTTTCACCTTCATAAAACAACCACATTCCTTACAGGTAAATGTGGGCTTAAACAGTCTAGGGCATTCCTCACAGATCTTAAGGCGCTCTTCTCGGTCTTTTATTTCCATTTAAACACGACCCACTGGTACAAACTCTTGGCTTGCTTGAATAGCACGGATGTCAGGAACAAGATCATGTTTTACGTTGTCAGCAGGTCCATGTCCGTACCACATCAAGTATGCGTAACGAACACCAGCAGTTAACGAGCAATGAACCACTATTTGGTTTTGTTGTAATACCCCAGGGTTTGTAGTGTATTGCTCCTCCCTCATAACCATCATTCAACATTAGTCCGCATGTAAGGATGTTTTGTATTGGGAATGTATTAATTGCGGTAACACCATCATCTGCGTAAGCAATATTGCAGTCTGCGTGTGGTCCAATAGATTGTCCATTTTCGTACTTGATTATGTAACCTTGAGTAAACCATCTAAGTGTTTGAGTGAGTATTGGAAACAGTTTTATGTATTCCTTAACACAATTATGGACAGCGTCATTCATTGTTTTAATAAACTGTTGGTCTTCATCGGGTAGTTTGTGTAGTTCAATGAACCTTTGTGGAGCCATCATTGCCTCAATCTCACTGAAAGTGTATTGATGATCACCTACATTTAATTGGTTTAATCTTTCAAAAAACCCTGACATGTAGTCATTATCTATGTTGATTACATTGTCATATCTAACAATTGCGTTTCCTAAGTGCGTTGCTATCATGTGTTTAAACCTCTAACTAATGCCCAACCATGGAAATCTACATCTGCACCTACACGTTCCATGTACTTATAAAAGTCGTCTCTAAGCGTTGGCATGTATACGTTTGTAGACGTTTTAGCAAGTTCAGGGTTTTCTAAAGGATCAACTATATGCTCATTCACGTCGCTATTTGGTGATCCGTGTGAGTACCAGCCTAAGTAGGAGTACCTACTTCCTTCTATAATTGGGGTAATTTCATGAGCACCCATATAGTTAGAAGGGAACATCAAAATATCACCTTCATTTGGGATGTAGTCTATTTTTAAATAATTAAAATAATGATGACCACCAGTAAAGTTATCGTTTAGATACACAACCGCTGTGACGGTACTTTTAGTTGCCAGTTGGTTTTTTGGTTGAGGGTAGCCGTATAGGTAATCAGCGCTTGTGTCCGAATGACTGCCTAAAAACTTACCCCCAAGAGTTGTGGAATAAGAAATGAGATGTCCTTTTACTTTCCACCAAACGTTCTTATAGGCAATAGGAAACTCCATAAAGTACTTTAATAAATACTTATCCTTTGAGTCTTCAACAAATTCAAGAAACTTACGTACCTCAGGATCCTCTGTTTGATGGATGTTTGCACCTCTGCGTGGCATCATGTCCACGCCTTCTGCGTCAAAGATATATCCGCTCTTATTAGAGAATGCAGGCTTACCTGTTTCTGGGTGGATAATTGGGGTGTACATTTCGTTTCGCTCTTTGGAGATTTGCTTTTCCGCAAATTCAATAACCCAATCAGAGTCAAAAGATATGGCGTTTCTAAAGAGGATTACGCCACCACCTAAATGTTCCTGCGGTACATCATTAAATTCCATTTTTGGACTTTTCACGCATTACCTCCTCCTGTGTTCCGCTACTGGTTCCAACCCTATCAAAAGGTTCAGTAAGGTGATTAAATAGGTTGTCTCCATACTTTTCTGTTATGTATCTTTTGTAATCATCAAACAAATCAGGCATCCATACCTGACCAGACATTACTAAAGGGAGACTGTCTGCTGGATTAATCCCGTGCGCAACATCTGGGGAACCGTGAGAGAAGTAAGAGATGTATGCATACCTTGCACCGTGTTTTATCTCTTTTACTTCATGTACTGCCATGTAATTAGAAGGAAAAAAGACGATGTCTCCAGATCTAGGCTTGTAGCGAATGTCTAGATATTTAAAGTCTAATTCTCCACCTACAAACTCGTACTTCTTAATGTCGTTTACAGATTCTACAGAATCATTAAAGTATATGATGCACCCAACTACGTGTCTTGTGGCTAGTTGTAAATCTGGAATGGCACCTGGTTGGTAGTTAACGTCATTATCAGAGTGGTACCCCATCCCGTGAGATACCTTATATGCAACAACGTGACCTTGTTCTTTCCACCACAAAGATCCTAATATGAGTGGGAAGTGTTCCACATACCTAATAAGGCACTGATATACCTCTTCTTCACACTTTTCAAAGAATTTATAGGTGTCACTATCTTTATCTGTAGTAGCAAATCCCATAATACGGTTGACGTCATTAATTTTGTCTAATTCAAAACGATGACCAGAACGATTTACGGCATGTAGAGCCTTACCATCATCATCATGGATTATGGTGAAGTCTTCGGCTACTACTTTTTCCTGTAGACCAGCAAGATAAGGTATGAGGAAATCGTGATCAATGTCAATGACATTCTTAAATACGATTACACCACTACCTAAGTTTTCTATCTCGTAATCTTTAATACTGTGGGCCATAGTTCTTGTGAGTCCTGTCGTTCCAGTCAAACATTGTTACTGCCGCATACTTAGTTCCTGAAGTTATTGGCTTTGCCGCATGAGCATAGATGTAGGTTGATGGGAAAATAACAATATCCCCAGCCCGTGGTTTGTACTTTAGATCAAGAAATGGAAACCAAAGTTCTCCACCCTCGTAGTCGTCATTTAAGTACATGACAGAAGAGACCGTGCAGTTGTATGAGAAACCACTGTCTGCATGGACAGAGAAGTGCTGACCTGGCTTGTATCTGACATAGTTAATGGCTTCCATATACTCCATGTTCAGGTTGTACATGGCTTGGTAGTGATACATGCACTGCTCAAGACCAGCAACAGTGTCATCGTAAATACTGCGAAGACCTTCAAACTGTGTTGGAATGTTTTCAAGGTGCGCTGGGCTTATCTTGCAGTCAACACAATCTCGGTATTCTGGCATCTTCTGTTGGTCACCAACAAGTGCTTCCATCCACATATATGGAGCAGTAGTGCTTTCCCCAATGACTTCTTCTAGCCTTCCAACAAGGTTTAGGTCTGGCTGGAGCATCCCGTGGTACACAAAGATACCTGCTCGTGGATCACCTAATGCTTGTGGTCGTAAATAACTACTCATAGTAAAAACCTCCAGTTTCTAAGGCTAACGGCTTGTTGTCCATGCTCCATACATTAACAATTAAAACACGACGTATGCCGTGGTCTACAGCAGTTGTGTTGTGCAGAGTGTGTCCAGCATCAAAGATAACGAGCCTGTTTGGTTTATGGGCAATACGTTCCCTTCTATCTATTGGGGACGCTAATGAATCTAGGTTTCCTCGCTCTAACGCAAAGAATGTCCCATCTTCAAGACTGTACTCGTGAAGTTCAAGGAAACCACCAGACACCGTTTCAAAATCTGGGTAATACACACACCCTATGAGAGGACCACTAAAAACTTGAAACTCTTTATATAAGTGAGAGTCTTCATCAATATGTAAAGATAGATACTGACCAGGTTTAAAGGTCTTTGTCCAGTACTCAAAACCACATACGTCTTCTTGTGGGATAGGTAAGTTGTGTTCCCAAATATGCTGAATAACTTGCTTTTTGAGGGTATTTGCAGGTGAACGCCACCAACCATCCCAGAACATATACGGAGAGTAATGCTTGGATTCTGGGTCATGGTATTCGTGGACACCGTAGTTGACCTGTGCTTTATCTCCCATGGATTCAGGGAAAAATGAAGTATCCGAACGTATTGCTTCCAGCAACGCTTGGTCTATTATGAAGTTGTCTAATACTTTCATTTCTTTGTTACAACTGTGAATCCGTAATGGAGGGGTACATGAAAAGTATATACAGAATCATCAAACTTAAGTTGTTCGTGTAGATCGTACATAGGATGGGCTGACGTTTCATTCTCATACAGGAATGACCAATCAGATGTACCGTTTATTAATAAAACCCCAGATGGGGACAATAGCGACGTAAACTGTTTGACGTCAGCAAATAAGGTATCTAGTTGGTTTGCCCATACCTCAATTAGATCAAACTTAGAAGAAGACCCATTGACAAGGTCTTGCATTGAAATAGTCTCATACTTAATGTCTGAAAACCGTTTATTTATTGTTTTTACGCACTTTTCAAAATAGTCAAGTGCTGTGTTATTAACTAAAGTTACGTGCATATCGGGGGTTTCACAGCATTGCACTATCCGTGTACTTGAATAATCTGCCCCACAAATCAGTACCTTTCTAGGGGAACATAGTTGGTAGATCAAATCTTGAAATACTTGAGAAATTGTGTACGTTCTTAGACTTCTTTCGTTTGTGTCCGCAAACATCTCCCAAGGGAATATAGAAAGGTCTACCCCTCCAGTGGCTATGTTTCGTCTATCAAAGTCAATAGACGAAGTGTACTCAGCCAATCTAGAAGATGTGTATTTGTAGTACTTACCTGGAAATGAGTCCACATGACTTTGGGTATTAGAAAAGAAATCAGCAAGGTGCGCTCTGTTATATTTATTGTCCATTCTTAGTTACCTGAATGTTGTAATAGGCTCTACGAACTCCCCTTAATAGGGCAATATTCTTTCTTTTAATGTACACCTGACTAGCCAGATCAGAAGGGGAACCATGTTTGTACTTATACACACCCCTTGCTTTTGCCACTATTTCATCTATGGTTAGTCCAGGAAACTGCTCTCTGGAGTAACCAAGGACATACAAATAGGCAGTCAGTTCATTTAAATAGTGCAAATAATTTAAATAGTTATTGTATTGGTGTGATGTAGTAACATCCTGAACGTCTTCTTTAGAATCCCATACTAGGCAGGTGCCCAAAGGTAAGTTGTTTTCTGGTGGACCATAAAGATGACAGTACGCAGTCTCTTTATTCGCAATAACCCATTGCTCATTTGTTTTGTCCCAATAAACGTCTGATTGATCTAATGCGGGGTGGTCAACTGGATCTATACCAATTGGTGCGTCACTCATCTTCTATTAGTTTCTTATAAGCAGTTACTTCGTGTAATAAACAAAAGTAGGAGTCATATAGCGCCGAAGAAGGGTCTACTGGTATTTCGGTAAGAGCGTACGCATCAATACCTAAGATTGCTTGAAGAGTGTCTATTGACCTCTTTAAATAAACCTTTGCCTGTTCTTTAGCAAAATCACCCATGGTTTCCTCTATATACGCTCATATCGGGTATTTCTGTGACATTTGGGGTTACTGGCTTTAAATTAAAACTAACGGCAACTCTAGGGATATCTGATTGGTGCATAGTCGTAAAGTGCGGAACGTAGGAATTAAAGAACACTATTTTACCAATTTCTGGTTTTATTCTGGTCATTGATTCAATTCGGTTATACCCAAAAGAATGCAGTATTAGTTCTGCTGAACTGTCGTCAGAAGACGTGTAAATGACTCCACT